GAACTTCGTGGCTGTCGCATCGGCTAGCGTGCTTGTGACATCGGACCCGCCAGTCTTGACCAAGTTGGTGTTTGCGACCCGTGCCACCTCTTCAAAGGCCTGCTGCCCCTCGTTAGCCTCTACCCGCTGCATGAGAGGAACCAGAATCCACAGCCAAAGCTCCTCCGCGGTGGTCTTGGCGAACTCGGTTTCTGGCTGGGTAGCCTCGGGCCGCTCCCGTCGCAGTCGGACCCGGTTGCCCTCGGGGGGAGTACCGAGCCAAATGTGCCCTGTAAGCGCATTAGCGGCCGTGAACGTACCGGATGCTGCTACAGCCGCAGAGTTGCCGTAGTACAGCCAGATCAACTCTGTGGCCGCGCTACCGGCCATCGCCACCGCGTCACACTCGATCGTGAGAACCTTGTTCGCGAAGTCGAACCCGATCAACTGGTAGGTTTCCAGCGTGATCCCGTCTGCGCTGGTGATCCGGATGTCGTCTCCGTCCGACTGGATGTTGTCCCAAAAGTGATCCCAGTCCACAGCGACAGCGATAGTGACGTCGTCCGTCCCACCGCCCAGACCGTCATTGACGATCCCGATGGCGGATCTGTACTTCCAGGCCTCGTCATACCAACTCATAGGCCCGTGTCCTTCGCGTAGTCCACCCGGATCGAGCCCTCGAAACCGACAGGCTGCGTCGCGGGTTGGTGGTCTGAGGTGCCGTGCAAGAACTCCAAATCGATGTGCACGTCCCGAACCGTGGTCACACCCAGTCCCCGGTCCACCTCGATGCCCAGCCGGACGTCATGGACCAGGTCCAAACAGGCATCCTCGCGGGTCTCAACGTCGCCGTCTGTCGCCCCGATCCACCCCTTGATCCCCAGGATAAGCGTCGTGCTGTAGTGGCCCAAAACAGCGTCATCGTCTACAGGGGCCTCCTCGACCCAAAAGCACACCGTTGCCAAGTCGTGTCGAGGCGGCTTGGAGTAGTTGCCCCGCTTGACCTGGTCCGCAGCGCTTAGGTCCAACGTGAAGATGCCGGTACCGTCCACTGCGACTAGCGCCGCCTTCACGGCTACGACGATAGCCTTTGCGGTATTAGCCATCGAGCACCAACCCCTGTAGACCGTCCAGCACCGCGTCTGCATAGTCCGGGGAAATTTCTTCGTCGGTCGCCTCGAAGAACCCGAACCGCTCGTTTTGGACGCCCGTGTAAGGCTCTGAGCCCGCTAGCCTGAGGTGTACTGACTTGCCCTGGGTCTCTGCTTTGGCGGACAGACCCGCGCGCAGCCGGCCGGATCGACTAGGTGCAGCCAGTCCCATGAAGGCCTCAGCCTCGGGCTCAAGCTTCTCTAGGCGCTCCTGTAGCGCCTTGCGCAACCGTCGGGGGGTCGCGCGTTTGAGGCGCCTGGATAGCCGGTCCATAGTATCAGCCAACCTGACGCTCCCAGAACACATAGGGTCGGAGGAGCATTTTGACTTCGTCGGGCAGATCGAGATCCGAGCGAACCACGGTGTTGCCGTCTTGGGTGCTCGAGGCGATACCCGCGTCGTGCCGTCGATCCCACCAGTGACGAATCAGGAGGATACCGGCCTGAGTGATGTCCGCTGGGATCGTGGCGTAGCCACCGACATACGTGACCTTGAGGGCCCTGTGAGACACGAGAAACGCACCATGGGTGTCGCCGTTGAGCAGGTCTACCCGGCCGCTCAGAACGTCGACCGTGTAGTCGGTGGACGCTACCGTCGCGAGCGTCTCCGTCTGCGTCGTGTCCTCTTCAAGCGTCGTGATCGACACGACGGGGCGTAGAGGCAGAAAGAACCAGCGAGGCCGGGGGCTGAAGTGAAGCCCGCTGTAGTGGATGTAGGTCGCAGAGGAGACCGTGTAGGCCCACGGACCCGTAGACGTTGCCGGAAATCCGATCCACCGCGCGATCGCTGCGTCGGCTCGATCGCTCAACGTGTCGAGGTTAGTATCCTCAGCCGTCCCAGTCAGCCCCGGAATGAGGAGGCGGATCTGGGCACCTGTTAGGCCTAGTGCCAATCAGCCCCCCTTGAGTCTGCCAGTCGCCTTCTTCTTCGCTGGCGCCTTCTTCGCAGCCTTGGGGGCCGCTCTTGTGACCGGTGCGTCCATGGCACGGTTCGCTGGGGCCTTGACGGGTGCCCGAGGCCTGATGACCTCGAAGCACCCCTCGAAGGTTTCCATGAGATACGCGGCGTTCTCCTCGGACACGTCTCGCTCCTCGCCAGGCGCCCAGGGCGAGATCCCCCGCCCGTTGTTCTGGTAGGAAGCGTCACGCGACATGCCGAGGAAACGCAGCTTCATGGCTACACCCGAACCTTGGTCATGGCCACGCAGTAGGTACCGTCCCAAGCGCCACCCGACGACGTACCGACCGAAGCGAACTTCAGACCCTCGCCCTGGGCCAACTCAAGGCCGACCCCGGCCGTAAGAGTCAACGCGAAGTTGGTCTTCAGTACATGCGCGGTGCCGCCCGTGTTGGTGTTGTGTGTGGCAACGGTCACATCGCTGCCTGCTGCCCCGTCGTTAGACGAGACGGTGACCGTGATGTAGTTGGTAGCGTTGATGGCCAGGGCGGTCCCAGGCGCGAAGTAGATGGCATCGATCTTCCAGGTACCCGGAAACGGGTTTGACCAGTAGATCTCGTCATCGGTACCCGCGGCCTCGTCGACCTGGATGTTTACGCACTGAACTTGTCCTGCAGACATGGTGTCTCCTGTGGCCTACGAGGCGCTGAGGTTGAATTCCCAGCGCACGTTCTTCGTGGCCGAGGCGTCGATGTTGGCGAGGGTCTTGCGCTCGGTGGCAACCCAGTTGTCGATCCCGCGCGTGATGTCAGGTGCGGTCTCCACGGCTGCACCAGCACGGGTGACCATGCGGAACCGGCTCGGGTCGGCGATGAGATAGCCGGTCTTGGTCTTGGTGCTGTCGTCGTAGACACCAGACGCGTTGTACTGCGAGTCCACGAAATCGGAGATCACGACGGGCATACCGAGGATCGATGCCAGCTGGCCGGTGAGGACCGTTGCTTGTGGTCCGAACTTGTCTACGGTGAGGACTTCGGCCAGCCCCAGCATCTTGAGCAGGTACCATTCCAGCGAGGTGATCAGCACGTTGTCGGCCAGTCCGTGGGGAGTGGTGAGCGACGCACGCGACGCCAGGATCCCAGCGGTCGTCTGCACAGAGCTTCCGTCGTTGGTGTTCGAGGCAGTGAACGCGGTCTCGATCAGACCGTCCCAGAGCCGGCGGTGATCGCCGCCACCGCCAAGGCCCGAGGCGCCCCAACGGCTACGGATGTTCCAACCCGAGAGGCCCGTGTGGCGGTGAGTAGCGGTCGTGTCGCCGTTGATGATCGCATCCTCGCTACCATCGACCAGCGCCGAGACCATGGCCTCGCGAATGACCGAAGCGGCCGCGATGATCGAGTCGGTAGCGGCGTCGCGGTCGACCTGCGCACGGACAGCCAGCTTGGCAGGCGTGAACGTGCGGTTCGCGGTTACCAGCGAAGAGCTGGTGAACTGCGCCGGATCGTCTGCGGTAGCCGCGCCTGCCTTGTAGGGACGCAGGCCGGTGGTCTCGAAAGGCAGAATCAGACTGCCTCCCGGGGGGCTGGCTAGCGTGCCGAACAGGGCCTCCACGCGACGAGCTCCCTTGAGGGTCCGCTCGAGGGTAGGCAGGGTGCTATCCGGGATCCATTCGGCGCCAATGCCGCTGGAGTCCGCGAAGATCTTGCCAACCATGCCTGGAGCACGGGCCAGGTGTCGGAGGATCCGGCGGTCCATGGCTCCACCGCGCGGGGCCTGCGAGCCCTTGATCGCGCGCACCATGTTGCGGGTGTCGATCATGTCGAGCAAGCGCTCATGCCAGTCGTTGACAGGCTCGGTGCTGTCGAGCAAGCCGGACTCATAGGAGCCGTCGTCGTAGTGCACACCCTTGAGGCGGATGGCGGTATCAGGCTCTGCACCGGTGAAGTAGGCGGCTTTACGTCCCTGCTTCGCTGCATCGGCGTTGATGCTGCCCTGCTTCTGGATCGTGGGGACGTGTCGCTCCACGAAGTCGGCCAGATCGCCGTCAGAACCGGTCGGGGTGTAGCGGGCCGCCATGGCCTGCGCTGCCTCAAAGCTCTTCATCTTGCCGCGAAGGTCGTCGATCACCTTGTCTACCTGCGCCTCGCGAGCGTCGCCGCGGTCGTCGGTGGTCTTGAGGTGGTCTTTGATCTCTTGGAGACACTGGTTGAGCGCCTCTTTGGTCTCTGTGTAGTTCTTATCCATGGTCCTACTCTCCGAAGAGGTGGCTGAGGTTGTCGCTAGGGGCCGAATCGGCCAACTGGTCAAGCCAGTGTTTCGCGGTTCCTGGGTCTGCAGACCGCTCTTCGTACTCACATCCGTCTGATTCGGCGGCAGAGATCAGGCGTTGTACACGAACGCTGAGAGCCTCTGCGAACCCTTCAAGGCGCTCGACGGGCGGACAATCGATCTCGTTGTTGAGGATCTGGTTGACTGTGCCCGCGTCGATGCCTGCAGCTGCGCCCATAGCAGCGACGATCTCAGAGGGTGGCGTGTCGTCGTCGGATGCTTCACGAATCAGGCGGTTCAGCAGAGACGCCAGGTTGCGGCCCCTCATGGTGACCCCACAACTGACCAGCCGATACCGGGACTCGCGCTTGGTTGGGAGTGAGTCCAACCAATGTTTGGGCTCTGGTTCCTGCTGTGAGAGGTAGACGCCGGACAGGGCCGCTCTGACATCTTCGTGTTCGAGCATGGTTGGGACCAGGACCTTGGGAAGTAGCTCCACCAGGATCCGCCGGATCTGCTCCTCACGAGTCTCTGCCTTCTGTGCGTGCTCGGCTAGGGCTTTCCCGTCCTCGGTGAGCGCCTTCTGTGCCCAACCGCGCTGGGCTAGGGCGTCCTGGTTCATTGGGATCGATACCGCGCTGAACTCTAGGA